TATATTCTACTATTTCTACTGTCCAAACCGCATTTTATGGGATGATTTCAAGCACTTTATGGGAGAAGTTGAAGAAAAGCCCTGGATGCCAACGAAAGAATACAGTGTACCACAAATCGAAATCAAAGGGTCGAATTCTAACCCTAAACCGTATGAAGGCTCAATACTGGATTACATGGGAATCCCAACGAAAATTAAAAACACTTTCAAAATAAACGCACTTCCAATCAGAGCGTACACAATGATTTGGAACGAATTTTTCAGGGACGAAAATGTAGAAAATGCGGCAGTATGGAAAAACAACAGCGAAAATACAGAATATAACGATACAAAAGATGAAGGTAACCAAGAAGGAAATCTGCAGAGAGCAATCATGGGAGGAAGATGCCTACCGGTAAACAAATTCCACGACTACTTCACAAGCTGTCTGCCTTATCCTCAGCGCGGGCCGGAAGTGGCACTGCCATTAGAAGGGAATGCAGCGGTCAATCTATACGACAACCAGCAGCTAACAGAAAAAACACCAACAAACGAAAACATATGGCTCAACGGCAACGTAAGAGGGCAAGAAAGTACATTGCCAAGAATCGGAAACTTCCCAACAGAATACAACAAAGGGTACCCCGCACTAATTAACGGCGCGTTAGAAGATGCGGGAACTAAAAAGAAAGATGCATTCTTAGGAGCAGACCTTAGCACAGTAACTGCCGTAACCATCAACGAATTAAGAAAAGCCGTAGCAGTACAGCAGTACTACGAGGCACTTGCAAGAGGTGGCAGCCGTTACAGGGAACAGGTACAGGCACTATGGGATGTAGTAATTTCCGACAAAACCGTACAAATCCCGGAATACCTTGGCGGTGGCAGATACCACGTCAACATGAACCAAATCGTACAGACAAGCGGACAGCAGAACAACAATGACACACCCATTGGTGAAACGGGTGCAATGTCAGTAACGCCCATCAACGAAAGCTCTTTTACCAAATCTTTTGAAGAGCACGGATTTATCATTGGTGTGTGCTGTGTACGGCACAACCATTCGTACCAACAGGGACTCGAACGTTTTTGGAGCAGAACAGACAGGCTGGACTACTATGTACCGCAATTCGCAAATCTGGGCGAACAGCCGGTAAAGAAAAAAGAAATCATGCTGACCGGCACAGAAAGCGACGAAGAGACGTTCGGCTATCAGGAAGCATGGGCGGACTACAGAATGAAACCAAATCGAGTATCCGGCCTCATGAGAAGCAACGCAACGGGAACGCTGGACTTCTGGCATTATGCCGACAACTATGCAAACGTACCGACACTGTCGCAAGAATGGATGGCAGAAGGAAAGGAAGAAATTGCACGCACGTTGATCGTGCAAAATGAGCCACAGTTTTTCGGCGCAATCCGCGTAACAAACAAAACCACAAGACGGATGCCGCTATACAGCGTACCGGGCTTGTATAAATTGTAAGAAAGGAGGATGCCCGGGCAAAACCCGGGCTATTTTTAAATGAGTGTATTATCAGGCCTTTTAACAGGTTTAAACGTAGCGGGAAACGTGGCAAATACGATCGGAACTGTTGCAGGAGCAGCTAAAGACGTAGCCGGAATATTCGGCGGCTGGGGTCAAACCGGCAACAGCAAAAGCCAGGGCGGAGCCGTAAGCCAAGGCGGCGGACACTCAGAGAGCGAAAGTTATTCGGGCACAAACGTACAACAGGTAAACGACTGGCTTAGACAGGCATATGCATACCAAGGGCAAGAAGCTGCCATGCAAGGTAAATACAACAGTCAAAGCATGCTTAAACAGATGGGTTACAACACCTTACAAGCAATCATGCAAGGCGTATATAACCACATTGAAAACAGCGTAGCAATGAGCTACAACAGTGCAGAAGCACTAGCAAACCGTAAATGGCAAGAGCACATGAGCAATACAGCATATCAAAGAGCCGTTGAAGATATGAGAAAAGCTGGGCTTAATCCAATCTTAGCTTTTGCCAACGGCGGTGCAAGCACGCCAGGCGGCAGTGCAGGAACAATCAGCGGTGCAAGTATGGGACTAGCAAGCAGCAGCGCACTAGGAATAAGTAGAAGCGGCGGTTTCGTACCGAACGCATACGAAAGCAATAGCTGGAGTAAAAGCGACTGGTACAACGCATCACAAAGTTGGCAACAGATGCTCAGTAGTACGCAAATGACGCCTTATGGATTAGCAAAGACTTTAACAAGCATCGGAAACGATACTGGAAAAGCAATAGAAAAAGCAACAGAACCAGAAAGTAAAAAGCACAAAAGCAAAGCTGGAGTAACACACGGCGGCGGTGGAGGTGAAATCAAAAAGTGAGTTGCTACAAGCCATTAATAAGGCTGTACAACCCGAACGATAAAAACATCAGCGGGAGGGTGTATTCACTCTCCCGCTTTTCTCAGTTAGCGGGAAAACAGCTCAAATATGAAGACCTGATGTACAGAAAAGATATCATGTTGATACCATGCGGGCAGTGTATCGGATGTAGAATCAGACAAAGAGAGGACTGGACAACACGAATAGAATTAGAAGCACGAGACTACCCAAGAGAACAAGTTTGGTTTATAACATTAACTTATAATGATGACCACGTACCAGGCATGATAGTAAACACAGGTGAAATCATGCGAAAAGTACAATACGTCTGGAAGCCGGGAAAGAAGCGCCCTGAAAGCGTCCAAACGTTGCTATATACTGACGTTCAAAAATTCTTAAAACGTCTCAGAAAAGCTTATAGGGGCAAATTACGCTATTTTGCAGCGGGAGAATACGGAGAACAGACAGCAAGACCGCATTATCATATGATACTGTATGGATGGGAACCAACAGACCTAGAGCACCTATACAAGATACAACACAACGGATACTTCACAAGTAAATGGCTAGCAGACGTATGGGGCATGGGTCAGATACAAATAGCGCAAGCGGTACCGGAAACATATAGATATGTTGCGGGATACGTCACAAAAAAAATGTATGAGATAGACGGTCAGAAAGCAAACGTATACTACGAACTGGGACAACAAAAACCTTTTGCGTGCATGAGCCTAAAGCCGGGCTTAGGAGATAACTATTACCAAAAGCACAAAGAAGAAATCTGGAGACAAGGGTATATCCAATGCACAAACGGCAAACGCGCACAAATTCCACGTTATTATGAAAAGAAGATGGAAGCAGAAAACCCACAAAGGTTGTGGAGAATTAAACAGAACAGGCAAGCAGCAGTCATAGCAGAAAACCGACTAAAGTACGAAAATGCAGACTTTGCAGAACAGTGCAAGACGAAAGAGAGAGTGATAAAGAAACAGATGAAGAAAAAAGGGACACTATAACAGTGTCATAGTGTCACCTGGCCCAGTACCTATCAAGTAAGGTACTGGGCTTTTGTCGTCTAAGGACTCCATGTATCAGTCTATTCAGTCTATCAAGTAATATAATCTATAACGCACGTGCGCACACGCGCGATAGCGCGCACGCGCGCACGCGCGCTATAATATTAACTTGTTGTAGGAGTAGTAGTAGAGGCAGTGGAAAAGTTGAAAAGTACTAAAATTTAACGCTAAAGCGTAAATAAAAAGCAAAAAATACTGTTGAAAGTTTTGTTGAAAACTTGTTGAAATGTTGAAAGTCCGTCAAAATGACGAAAACCTTTGTGCAACATTTTGTGGAAAACCTGTTGAAAGTGTTGAAAGTGTTGAAAACGCGCACAGCGCTTACAATGAATGGATCAGCCGAGCTCCGCATGCGCTACGCACGGCAAGGCGCTAAAGCGCTTTCAAAACAAAGGAGCAAAACCGAGTTACTAATATATCAATTAAAATTCTAGAAAAGCTTGACTTTTTTCAAAAAAAAAAGATAAAATATAATCAAGTCCGCAGAGTAGGAACATACGATACCAGAAAAGAAGGTTGACAAAAGTGATTAAAAGCTATATCATGGACACAGACGCAAACGAAAAAGTAGGGCAACACTTTAAAGTACGAGAATTCGCTTGCAAAGACGGATCACAAGTAGTTTTTATAGATAGTTACCTAGTATCTATCCTAGACATCCTCAGAAACCAAATCGGAAAGCCTGTAATCATCAACAGTGGATACCGGACACCGGAAAAGAATAAAGCGGTAGGCGGTGCAAAGTATTCATACCACATGCGAGGAATGGCAGCAGACATACGGGTTAATGGAATGACCGCAAAAGAAATTGCCAACAGACTGAATAAAATCATTCCGAATGAATGCGGCATCATCGTATATAGCACGTGGGTACACATCGACACACGCACCAAAAAATACAGAAAGGGGGTATAAAATGGCACTGATTTCCATTAAGGACGTCAAACAGGCAATCCGCATTATGATGCAGATTCTCGAAAAGCTTGACGAGATCTATCACGCACTGCATGATAGCATCAACGAAGACGAAAAGGAGTAAAACCATGATGCACAAAACATGGAACGTAAGAGACCAGACCAAAGAAGCGTTGGAAATCCTACTCGAACGAAAGTACAAAGAAATTGATAGCAATTACAAGATGCTTAGAAAAGTGTCAAATATCGAAGACGCTAAAAGACTAATAGATGAAATTTGGCAAATGAAAAATTTTGCAAACACCATCGAAATAGAACTGATGAGAAGGAAGTATAAAAATGGCACGACATCGTAAGGCAGTAGGCGGAGCAAAAGATCGCCATATGTTCAACGTAACCGCACGAAAAACCAAAACCATCAACCTTAGCCAGAAACCTATGCGCGGCGGTATCCGGCTGTAAAAGAAAGGAAAAAACAATGGAACATCTGTATTACGGAATTTGGGACGAAGTAGCAAAGTGCTATGCATGGGTAGGCGAAAGCAAGAACAACGCAACCTTTGCGCGAATGTGCAACGTAATGGCAAAGGATGAAAAAACCTTCATTGGACAGGCGCCGGGGGACTACGTAGGCTACAGGCTGGCAAAGTTCGATGACGAAACCGGAGCCTTCAACAACGACAAGGAAAAAGCATGGGAGGGCAAGCCGCATGAATAAACGATACGAAGAAGGGCGAAAGCCCTTCTTTTCTGAATCGGGCGAAAAAATGCGAAAGCAATACGTTTGGACGAAAGATGAAAAAGGGAAGGAAGTGTTACAGGAGACTGCACCAATCGACATCCAGCAAGAAATCGAAAGCTATGCAGAAGAATGCGACATCAAAAACATCGTCCGAAAAGCAAGTTTCGACCCGCAGTTTCTGAAAAGTCTGTCAGAAGGAGCGCTAGAAGGAACAGAGGTGGATATCACCGAATTTCCGCAAAACATTCATGAGTATCACCGCATGATTGCGACCGCACAGACAAACGCAATGAAACTTGAAGAACTGCAAAAAAAGGCAGCAGAAGAAGCAAAAGCAGAGCCTAAAGCAAAGGAGGAAGAAAAGTGAATCGAAACAATGAACGGCACTTCAATCAGATTCCAGAAATGAAAGCAAGCCGAACACGATTCAACCGTGACCAAACTATTCTCACAACGTTTGATTCCGGCAAGCTGATTCCGTTTTATGTTGACGAGGTGTTACCGGGCGATACATTCAACGTAGATACGTCAGCAATCATCCGAATGACCACGCCGAAGTATCCGGTGATGGACGATGCATTCATTGACTTCTACTATTTCTACTGTCCAAACCGCATTTTATGGGATGATTTCAAGCACTTT